ATCTTTTGAAGTCCCTGCACGGTTAGATGGTTCGCTGATCCGTTTGCGGTGATAGTCCTATAGGTCATGCGGCTCTGTATCATGGCTTTTCCGGCGATGTTGGTGGTATATATTCAAGCACTTCGTCAGACATTGAAATCTTTCCACTTTCAAAACCACGCCTCCAGGCATCCGCAGGATACTCTTGCTTTGGAGTCCGTTCGATCAACATATCCCGCAATCGAGTCATTTTACTCTCTGACCATTCGCGCAAGATGTTAGAAAATAGTGTTGGGAAGTGTCCATTCTGCGAGAAGACTTCATTTACAAGCGACCTAACATTATCGGAATCATCGATATAAGCAGGAGATTCTTGGGATTTGAGAGAGGCAAGTTCGATTTCTGCTTTTTCTTTTCTATATAAAGCTTGCTGGGCTATGCCGCGCAATTGTTGAGAATATTCGATCCAGAAACCAACATCATCATTTTTATCCGGAGGGATTGGAATAACTTTATCTTTCTTCAGTTGTTCAATCTCCACCTTCTGTATTGTGATGGTTCCTCGATTGATCAGAATTTCATCCGATAAATGTTCGGCTGTGTCACAACCCATATATGGCATACTAATTATTTCTGCAGCTTTCAATAGACGCTCATCATTATCCTTGATTGCTCTCTTCAGCCATTCTATCTCCACCTTTTGCATTGCAATGATTGCAAGAGAATTATCTCTTTCTTCCATATATTTATTTGCGGAACTGGTGCCGCGCTCGATCGCCTCGTTCAGCCGCTCCACTTCCGCTGTCCGCTCGGATAATTGGGTGATGGCGTCGATGAGTTGTCGTTCCCGTTCTTCCAGTTGGATTTGAAATTTCTTGGACGGCGCCAATACTTTTTCTTTCGCTGTCTCGCTCATTCGCCTATCCTCGATTCACTGCAGTTTTGTGTGTTTCACATAACAATGCAAGCAATACTCTTGACCCATAAATAGATAGATATGATCATCGCAACGATCTTGCCTACATTCCGCGCAATGCCTTGTACTTTCCTCGGCGCATCCCTTCGCCTCGCAATTACACATTGCTCTTCTCCTGTAGTTGGTGGGCTACTAACTCATACAAAGCCGCAATTCTTGGCGGCATCGGTGCTTCGCCAGGGCAAAATTCATCATGATCTTGAGCGTGAAAATCGGCTACACATTCAAGATGCATCGCCCAATTCTGCCAATCGCCAGACCAGATGCCCTTGTAGCGGTAGTAAAGTTCGCCTTTGGGAATGCGAGCCCAGCAATATTCGCAACGGCCTTCTTTGCGAACCACAATCTCTTTGCCTTCTCCAAAATCGCTCATTCCCCGCTCTCCTCTCCTATGGTAAACCTATTGCTCGAATTTCCAATAAACGTCTAAGAATACTCAGTTGAGCCTTTCCGTGGGAAGTTCCATGTGAAATATTTGCCGAAATCCGATTTATACACTCCACAAATTTTCCATTTTCTTCTTTGACTCCAGCATCCCACGCAGCCTCAACGATTGATCGGAGAACGAAAAAATCAATCTCTGGTCGCACATAATGGATAGAATTCACGACTTCATCTTTAGTCATTAGTATGCCTTCTTCCATTTATGGGTTATACCCCCACTGCTGCACCTGCGAAATGCGGACAAGAGAATGAACCGCTCGGGTGAAGCCTTCATCCCAGGTGCAGCAGTGGGCATACAGCCCCATTCCTTAGTTTCCGATTTAGCTTGCTGCTCGTCCTGAATCTTCTGCAAATCTCGTAGCGCCGAGTAATCTTTGCGCGGCCTCGGTCGAATGAATGCGGCTACGGATACTGCACCGATGATAGCTTCGATGGTGTGCCATGCGGTCACCGTCCTTGTGCCTTAGTTATCGCATTTTCGGCATTCTTCCATAGCAGCCATCGCTTAAAAATGAAGTCGCGCAAATCCTCGCTTGTTGGCGGATTTTCCTCGTCTTTCAATAATTCATTTCGATATCCGACTATTTCTATAAGCGCCTTCAATAAATCTGGGGCAGAACTCGACAGGGCATAGGCAATTTCATTCCGAAACGATCTCTCATCCCAAATGGCCCTTCGTGCAGCATTTTTCGCCTCCACCTTTTCAGGATCATGGGTTCCGCAGTATCCAGAAGTTCCAGCCTTTCTGGAACAATTGCCCAACGAATATCCGCGCATCACTTGCTGTTTGCAGAAAACATTCTCGCTCATCACAGTCCTTTCACCAGCCACACAATCAACCCCGCCAATACCATTAATCCACCCGAACCGATCACATAACGCGCGATCTGATCCCTTCGCCGCCGAAACTCCACATTCCCAGTCTCAATCCGCCGCCAGTCATGCTCATGCTCCACATACCAGCGAGCGCAAGCCCATGCGAATTCAAGCTCTCGGTCGGACATGATGTCGTTGCCTTCTGCGGTATATATCGTCCACATATCGAGATTGTCAAGCTCGGCATAGCAGCCGGGATAGCGCTTGTCTATGATCTGCTGGTTTGCCTTGTTGCGAAGGATGACTTCAGATGCAGTTCTCATAATTGAGCCGCCGTTTCTTTGATGGATTCAATGATGCTCGCATATGCGTTGTTGATGTGAAGACTTTCCGGAACATCTTGGAGAACATCTGAAAGATCATTTCTTATTGCAATCAATTTCGTGAGGACATTTATCGCATTCATTTTGATCCTTTCTTCGGCTTCACATTCCACAGCCGGCAACGCTTAGCAGGATTTCCGCACTGAACTGGATTGCCCTTGCGCGGCACCCACTCAAACCCACATCGCTCGCACCTGCATTCGATTCTTGCTATCCGTTTAGTACTCATGTTCATACAATGAACCACTTGAGTATGTTTGTCAACTTTTATCTTCAACTATTTTCATGAGCGCACAAACGGTGTCGATTGCGTTTCCGGAAATTACCATTGCCGAAGTGAATCTGAGGACTTGCCAGCCCATGAATACTGCGTGATTGACTTTGAAGCAATCCTGCTCAAAACCGCTGCCCCTGACATGGCGACCGCCCGATCTGGTGCCTCCATCCACTTCAATCAGAATTCGGTAAGGCTCAAGAATAGCGAAGTCGGCTCTCCATTTGCGACCTATTTCTTTGGCGAATTGCAGCTCGCGCACGTAGGTTATATGCATCGCCGTCAGATGAAGAGCCATAGTTTCTTCTATTGGACTAAGAATCTTCATTGCCATCACCTTGGAGGGTTGAGGTCCAATAGAAAATAGCTTCATTGAATCTTTTTTTAGGGATCAAATTTTTAGCTATAGAAATAAAACCCAAAAAATCGCCGATATATAGTCTTCTTTCTGCTGCCACCTTACTTCCATGATGTTTACTGCATAGACATATTAGATTCCTGATATCGTGAGCATACATAGTTTCATTGGAGACTCGATATGGGATGATATGGTCTACACATAGATTTCTTCCGTTGATTTTTTTATCAACCAGACATCCAGGAGTTTGACAAACTAAATCGCGCAACCATACATAATCTCTCGCCCTGAGCCATCCTTTCCCTCTAACATGTCTTGTACCCACAGTCCATGCCGGATGCAGAGCTCCACTAACAGACAGCCTGCACTTGTTGGAACAATATTTAGCATAATTTTTAGTACATATAAAAGTTATGCCACACATAGCGCATATCCAATTCGACGATTGACGTCTGAACCTGGAAGATAGTGCACACTTATTGCTGCAATAAAGTACCTTTTTTGTGCCTCTATTGGAGACGAAATAATCTCCGCATTTAGCACATTGAATTCGATACTTCTTATCAAGGGAAGATCTCCTGCACACTTTAGAGCAATATGTTCCCCCCGGACGTGATAGAAATCTTGCGGCACATCCCATGCAATCCATATATTCGTATTGCATGGATTTTCGCTTAGCACTAGAAGAACATTTCCTAGAACACGTCTTGAAGACCCTCTTTTTTAGCTTGCTTCGGATAATTGATACTACATCTCCACACTCTGAACATGAATAATGTATCCGCTCCTTATTCTCCATACATCTATAATATCATACAACGCCACTATAGATGTCCAAGTGCATCGCCATCATTGCTTCGGCTTCGCTCAGAGGTTTAGGTATGGTTGGCATGCTCGTTTCCTTTCATCTAGCGGCTTCTGTAGATACAGCTCTAAGGCCATTGAGCCCCGATTGTTGTTCCCGTGCCAATGGCTCACGGCAAGGTTATTTACACGATCATCATGCTTGTGTCCACCCCATTTAGAGCCGCCCATACCTTTCGGGATAATATGCTCAGTTGTGGCGCATTCAAGGGGTACGAATTCCGAACATAAAACACATTGTCCCCTATCGCGATCCCATACCTCTTCCCGCCTGCGTCGATATTCCGCGTTGCCCGCAGTGGTGCTTAAGCACACTTGCCGGCCTCCTGGCATCATCTTGAATGCACCTTTCATCGCGTAACCTCCAACAGGCGTTCGGCATAATTGGCCACGCAAGCTGAAATTTCGGAAGGAATAGTTGCTGTGGTCTTAGCGCGGATGTGAGAGGATATCGTATCTAAATTGGCATGATAATGTGCAATAGACATATTGCCGAAATTTTTTGTTATTCTTCCCCCTGGCATCAAGGGAGGAACAGCGTTACCCCACAAGTAGAAGGGACCGCAGTGATGAGATGCGGGGCCTACAAACTGTTGTGCAGGTCTTACGTTTTCCATAATGTAGGGCAACCCACTGTTTTCGCAGATAGATCGAGTATGATCGAACAATTTTATCCCCATGTCTGGATTGGGTGGATTCGGATGAAAATGCTTCATGCCATGAACAGAGAATTGTTCGCAAGGTGGGCTTGCACAAACAAAATCAAACTTTTCTTCCCATAGAAAAGGCCCTCTATCGTCAAATTCACGAATTGAAAATAAGCCATATGGGGATGATCTTATTTGAAGAACATCAGCCTTAATAAATATGCATCGCTCTGGGATATCCATCGCCGGCAAAGTCAAATCAATGGCGATCACATCCCACCCACGCTCTAGGAACGCTTTCGACCATCCGAGTCTTCCCGCAAATAAATCCAATAATCTAGGCATTTGACAACATTCCTCTCTCTCGGCAATGGTTGACTATGAATGTTAGTTTTCTTCCTTGTATGGCTGTATTTCCTGAACCTTGCACCGCAGGCATCGTTTCGCGGCTGTGTAGTAACCGCAGGTATACATCTTCGTAAATATCCTCTGGATGATCCATCCAGTACCTTCGCAAACCATGCATTTCATAAATCACCTATGAAAATGTTAAATTGAATGGGTTATAGCGCGATTTAATGGCTCCGGTCGCGCCGCTTCGTTGTTTCGGGATAATAATCTCGGCTTCATAGGATAATGCGCTCGCATCCTCATCCCAGCCGCGATGCAGTAATGCAACTAGATGAGCATCATTCTCAAGCTGTCCAGTTTCGCGTAAGTCGCCGATATGAGGGGGTTTCGAATACATCTCATTCGATACTTTCCTCAGTTGGCTCAATAGAATCAGGTGTTTATCCTCCTTCTTGGCCAACTTAGTAAGCGTCCGGCAAGCATTCGAAACGCGGATTCTATCGTCTTTCCCATCAGCATTCACGATCTGAACGTAGTCTACGGCCATGATTGCCATGTCATGCCGTCTCGCGTCTAGCCTCGCCATGGCCGCCATTTGCCCCAAGGTGAGATCGCCGTCATCGTAGATACGTAAGGGCCACTCAGCGACCCGCAACGCCACCTTGCGCAAATGCTCGCGTTCTGAGAGGTTCAGGAGCTTGCGATTGATAGAACGAAGCGGCAATCCTGATTCAATGGCCCAAATGCGGCGCAGGATCATCGAGCGTTTCATTTCAAGTGAAAAGAAGTCGAAGGCGATTCCCCGGCGACAGTTCGCGACAATTGCCTGACAGACAAGCGAGGTTTTGCCCACCCCGGGACGAGCCCCAATCACGGTAACCTCTCCTGGCTGCATCCCATTCGTAAATTCATCCATTTCGGAGATTCCATAAGACATGCCCATTGGATCGACTTCATAGTCCAGAACCGATTCGATTTCGGGAACCGTGTAGGAATAGATGAGCGGATTGTTGTAAGCCCCGAGTTCCTGCATGGCATCGAAAATCTCGCCCTGCATAGCTGAAAGAGTCACATCGGCCCCATCTTCACTGGCAAAATATGACTGATATCGATCGCATATCTTCATGCCGGTGCGTAGTTTCCACTTCTCGATGATGATTTCGACATGTTCTCGGACCTGAAAATTGCGCGGCAGGCCTTCGGATAGGTCGAGGATATAACCCATACCACCCACAGCCTCCAGCCAAACTCGCTTCCGAAGTTCATTGCCGATGCTCATATAATCTGGAGAATCGCCCGCCGTGAGCATGTCCGTGATGACGCGATAGAGCTTACGGTGACTATCGAGTTCCAGCATCTCCTCTGATAGTCGGTTGCACTGTTCTAGTGCCCCGATTCCGTCAAGGACAAGGCATCCCAGAACGGCGCGTTCTGATACTTCTGCGGTGGGTAGAAGGTTCAAAACTTCCTCTTTTCCGGTCTTCCCATCGTTCCATCGGGCAATGGCTGGATAAGACGGCAGCGCTCGGACTCATAAGAGCGCATGAGGGTCAGAATCTTGCCAATGGGGGGAAATAGTGTCTCCCCGCTCTCCGGTGCCTGTTCGGCGATATCGATGATTGCGCGTTCAGCGAGATCTATTGGGCATGAGGCCAGACGCTTCGAGTATAGGGCCAGAATTTCCTTTGAGGTTGTCGCCCCCCTGAATTGAGCCATGATGAGGAGGTTGGAAGCAATCCTCTTGATCGGAGAGGATATCTCGGAGCATTTCCATATTTGCATCGGATCGTTCGACGTTTGCGGATTTCCTAATTGCTCCATTGGAATTTCCTTTCGGTTGATCTTGCGCCCTGGTGAGCCAGCTAGACATGAATCGGCGAATACCCTTCAATGTCTTCTGCCTACGCTTGTCAGCTAGCAGCCAGCTTTTCATGCTTCGGTATTCTTGTGGAATATTGGCTCCGGGAAATAGATGAGCATCCCTTTGGAGATCGTCCTCGCGAACTTCATAGTCCACACCGCCTACACAGGGAAGAGTTCCTAGAAGTTTTCCTCGTTCGGCGGGAACCGCGTTAGCGGTGGACGCAAGAGTATTTGTTTTTGCTTTTATTGCCTCTGCCTCTGCCTCTGCCTCTGCATTATGTCCACCAGACTCCACAGGTGTACACGTTTGTCCATTTTGTCCACGTTTTTGTCCACGGCGATTTCTCTCATGTTCTGCTTTGTAAGCTCTTCGCTCCTCTTCGTCTCGAATGGAGCGATATTTTGCATGATTGATAAGCTTCCATCCTCCATCGATCTCTTCTAGTCGACGTCCTTCCGCTATTTTCGTGCGACTATCGGGATCTGGGGACATAAAGGTTTCTATTGCAATACGAGTGGCATCCACGGAAACGCGTGCTCTATTAGCTAGACCAGGGATAGATCCCCATACTCGACCGTGTCTATCCGCCATGGCAAGCATGGTGATCCAAACAATTCTTGTTTCTGTTGATTCGCACCAAACGGTTGATTCGGTAATAGAGGAAAAAAGTTTAGTGAATGTAACGCTCATTTGGATATACTACCATTATGGACATTTTTGTCCACGGAAAAATCATTCTTCTCTTAGCGCGATCCAGAAACTATAGCCTGCTGCTGGGTAATTTTTCTAAGAATAGAGGATATGCAGGATATTCCACGATTTATTAACCTGGCTTGAAAACGGTGCAGGCTGATGCCACTCAGTCGCCGTCGTAACACGGCATTTATTTGTCTCAGACGGCTCTAGGTTACGTCTAGAGCCGCCTGTTACATTGGGGATCAATCCAATGGAGACAGATACAGCCTCTACTGTATCACAATCATGGTACGAGATCACCTTCAAAAGCATCGCCAGCAAAGAAATCACTAGCCAAACTTTCGATAGCTATAGACTCCGCTTCTGGTTCGAAAATAGGTTCAGGCGGCGTTTCGATCTCCTGCTTTACCAGCACCGCTTCTCCTTTGAATCCGCACTCACCACTGCGAACTTTATGCATGACCATCTCGTATGGCTTCTTGCGCCCAGCTGGGACGGTGATTGACATATCTGATTCCAAATGTGGCGAGCCCCAGATTCGAATGCAGTCTACGGTATCCCTACCAAACTTTGTTGTGGTGGGAAAGATCGTGATGAGCTTGCCTGCCCAATCGTTTGGATTGTTTCCGAACATCCGCTTCATGCAGAATCCATTGGTCTTGGGAACCACATACTGCTTTGGGCTCTCAACAAAATGCATGATGACCTTTGACTGTTTTCCCTTCTCGCCTTCGAGAACTTCGATCTCGATTGCTTTGATGGTGACGGTAACTTTTCTTCCTTTGAGCTGATCGGCATGAAGGAAGCGATTTGGATATAGATCCGAATAGTTATCTGGCAATTTCATGACTTCTCCTGAGTGGGAGGGTTTAGGCGACTTCGCCGTCTCCAAAATTAGTTTCGGTGGCCCATGAAGGCAACAATAAGTCTGTCTCCTGGTCAAACTCGGCTGGCCATTTGCCAACCTTTTCGCATTCGTCCAATTTAGCGACGAGAATATCCAAATCTTCGATACCTTGCATGATGACATCGTGCGTCAGGCGATAGACCGCGGACTCATGCGGCGCTTTGGACTCGACTGCGCCCAATCGCATCTGAGGCGCAGTGCCGGTCACCGCAAGATAGCCCTGATATTGGATGGCCATTTTCACGTGATATCCCAGAGCATACGACTGAGCGCCGAATTTGAAGGACCGGCAATCGCGGGTTGTCTTGAGATCGAATACTATATTCGTTTCAGGAATGATCTTATCGAATCGGCATTTGTAACGCCGCTTCGTATGTGGATGCCTCCAGAAACATGAAACCTCTGTTCTTCCTTGTGCCGCTGCATACTTCTGGATAGGCTCATTGTTCAGCGCGGAGATTGCCATTTCCTCACACTCATCGCGTTCACATGTTGTCATGATGATCTTGTCCGCGTTCGCTTCTCTGAATGCGTCCCAGATACGACCATTGCGAACCTTCTGCTCCGGCAACTCGCCCCACACCGCAATCGAATTCATGGTCGCGGGTTCGAGGATCATGCGGTGAGTGAGAACGCCCAGGAACATCGCCGGAGACGGGAGCGTAGGATGATCCTTCTCGTGGCGATACTTCATGGGACTGCGGCGCATATGGATGATCGACGATCCGTTCAATGCATCCACTTTCGCGTACTCATCGAACGGCATATCGTAGATAAAACCTTCTAGCTCGCCCGGCATTTTGTATGTTCCTTTCGGGTTGGCGATGCGCTAAGGTTAGGCTGTTGGGTTGCTTGCTTGCCAGTCTTCCTTGATCTCGCGCATGTTTTCCAGCGCATTGAATTTGTTTGGGCATAAGATATTACCACCATAATAGCCATTGCTTGAGTTGCGGAAGATGACTTTGGCATGTCCTTTATCGGTGGTTATTTTGTATCCGTAGACTGAGTCAACCTCTTGTCGGCATCGCCCATCGCCTGTGTCATAGTCCGCAAGTTGCTCTTCGTGGATTTACTCAACTTCCGATACGGTGGCTCCTAGCAAGGCATCCACCCCAATAATGTCAGCGAACCATGTTTCCGAGCAGCAGTCGCCATAGGTTTCATAGGCGATCTGTTTATCGGCTCCAATAAATACCAAAACAGAATCGTCAGCGCTGATGAGAATGCGCTCTATTTTCAATTTCAAAAGTTCATTCATTCTTCTATCTTCCTCTCTAGTTAGTTCGGGTGGATGGGTTAGCGCTTAGAGTTTCGGCGAACTGTAGATGCATGGGCATACTTCACTCGGTCACGCGCTGCATCCGCCAGAAAGTTCCATTGTTCTACCGTGAGAATTATCCGGTGCTGCTTGCCATTGACTTCGAACAAGAGCGAATTGCCGATGATGTAAATCTCGGCAGGAATCTCTGTATTTCCGTCTTGCAAATCTACGTATGCTACTTTCATCTTCAATCTCCTAACTGCGTGTGATGGTGCTACTTGGCGGTTATGATTCAAGTTCAGTTAATCGTTCAGCTGCTAATCTGAAAATCTCCATCATCACATTCTCTGGAAGATCAACACCTTCGCTATATGCGAGTTCCCATTCTCGAAGCAAATCCAAAGTCAATTCCATTTTTTCTCCTTTACTCGGCCCATTTCGGATCGTAATCGCGGCCAGCCTGGAGTTCGTCGAGGATATAAGAACCATAGAGGGCCACTATTTGGATATTAAGCATGAATAGCTTTGATACGATACGCTCTGATGCCGAACTGGTAATATTGGCAATTATGGTGCAAGCCTTATAGATCGCCACCAAATCCTCGCGGTCGCTTGCATCTAATTTGCCTACAAGCCGATCTACTTCGCAGCGTTTGTGCTCGTTGGTGTATGAATCGTAGTTGTCGTCAGCATCGAAGTAATCGCCGCCATCATCATGCTCCCATTTCCCCACGATCTCTTCGCCGCAGGTTGGGCAGGTGGGAGTTTCGAGGTTGGTTTCGGGCGGGTTAATATCGAATGATTTGCTCATGGCTAGATATTGGCTCCGCAAGCACAGGTAAGAACGCTTCCACGAACATATCCATGTCCGGCGTTTTTGAATTCTGCCAAATGAGAAATATGCTCAGGTTCAATGCTTGTGGTACGTCCACACTTGGGGCACTTTAAGGTTATTGTTGCAGAATATTCGTTCATTTCTCTAGCCCTCCTAAAGGCTTGCTTCGATGTTGCAACAAGACTGAGAGTAAACGCAGATGTGTTACGTGTCAAGCTTTATTTTTAGGAGCGTATGGATTTCTTTTTGCGATCCCGGAAATCCTTCTGTCGCCGCTTAGCGCATGTGAGGCAATAGCGGCGAGGATTCGTCAGGCTATAGGTTCCGTCCATCTTGTGTCCGTAGGCGCATCTCTTCGAGAGTTTTCGTGTCATCTCACAGGAATAGCACATCTGTGTTTTGTTTGTCCATAGAAATCGACGCACCCCCGGTGCCCGGGTGCCCCATTCTTCGCGCCTTCTGCGAAGGGTGGGAGGCTATACCGAACAAATGCTTTGTAGACCGACAGACTATAGGCGAGGATGGGAAAGAGTTTTCAAAAGGTGGTAGTGGTCAAGTTTGGATATTCGCTTTTTAATCGCTTTTAATGCTAGAATGGAATCTGCACCGATATTGGTGCATGTATAGATTTCGTGTACGCTTGGTGCGTGTGGCATGCCATAACCGACTTTTTGCTGAAGATGCACACCGCCGGGCTTGGTCACGATGCAGTGATCGAGATTATGATCGCACTCTTGGGAGTGATGATCGCAGTAATGGCACTCCTGGCCGCGCTTGTCACGCTCCTTTTTGCGGCTCTAGGATTTTATGGATATAAGGCGATTGAAGAGCGTTCGATCACTGCCGCAGAGAAAAAAGCTACTGAAGTAGCAGAAGCTAAAACTCAGGCGGCAATTGATGCATATAGAGATAGAGAGCAAGGCGCAGGGTTGGGTGCCAGCCAACCAACCGCAGCGAAGAATAAAGCGGGGACGGGACAGGCAAAGTCTATTTCGTCCAAGAAAACTAGCGATTCTTCATTAACGTCAGGGAGCGAAAAATGACGATTACTGAAAATAACAAAATTCTTAGCTACCACAAGGCAGCGCCTATAGATATCACGGCGCTCGTTACGGATTTTGGCCTGTCTGTGTATGAAAAAGATGATTTGCCAGAAGGGGTATCCGGCATGATTTGTCGCGACGATACGCCAGATAGTCCAGGCGGCTATAGCATCCATATCAACGCTAATGATGTTTACACGCGTCAGCGCTTCACCATTGCTCACGAATTTGCCCATTACTTGCTTCATCGCGACCAGATTGGCGATGGCATCTCTGACGACGCTATGTATAGAAGTCGCAAGATGACGACTCAGGACGAGTATGCAGCTAACAATAAGGCTGCTGATCTCTTGATGCCGCGCAATCTAGTGATGAAATACGTTGCGGAAGGCATCAGTGGAGCTAATGAACTGGCGGCTATATTTCAAGTATCGGTGGCTGCCATGCAGGTGAGATTGCGGTACTTACTATATTTAGCCTAGCAGTCCTACGAGCTTTTCAATACTCCACACATGGTTTAGATAGTCCTGCTTCCATCGCTGGGGTGCCCCGGAACGTCTTATCTGCCCTGTCACGGCAAGTTCAGTATCTAACCATTCTCGCAGTCGGCCAAGTATATTATTACCCAATTATTAGAAGAGGGATATTCGATGTCTAAAAGAAAAAATGAACTGCAAAATAGCGAGCCACACAGCTCGATGAACGAGGTAATATTCTTGATCTGGATAGTTGTAGCATTCCTCGTAGTGCGATTCTGGTAAACTCACAGCATGCCAGCCGGTAGACCTACTGACTATCGAGAGGAATATTCAGAACAGGTTACAAAGTTGTGTCTCCTTGGAGCTACCGATTCTCAAATAGCTGATTTCTTTGAGGTTAGCGAAAGTACAGTAAACAATTGGAAGCTGGCTCATCCAGAATTTGTGGAGTCCATTCGTGCGGGCAAGCGTGTAGCAGACTCAGAAGTGGCGCAGGGACTGTTCAATCGCGCTCGCGGGGCTCAATATACGACCAATCAGCCATTCAAAGTGAAGCGGATAGAATTCGACGAAAAGGGCAAGAAAACTGCTGAATTTGAAGAGGTTATCAGCGTTCCTGTGGATGTAGTTGAACCGCCTGATACCAATGCCTGTTCACTATGGCTTCGCAATCGCGATCCTGAGCAGTGGCGCGATAGAACACAGCATGAACACACCGGCAAAGATGGTGGCCCTGTACAATTTGTAACGAAGTCGATTCTGGAGGAATAGATGCCGCTTTTCAATCCTTATGGCCCGCTCACGATTCAGGTATCATCTGGCACGACAACTCCTTTGTTTACAACGGATGATACGGTTGTGATTGGATCGATTTCGCGGGTTATTGCGCCGCTAGATTCATCGGCACCTGGGCGGACGCGGATTGTGTTTGAGATGAACGGATTTGGCTGCACGATCTATGGGAGCAATACATATCCCACTGGCGGTGCAGGTGGAGCGCCACAGAACGGCATCTCTGCAGCTGTATTGACGGATGGGCAGAGCTTGAGCGATCAATTCGGTTATGCGTTCTACTGGGCTGTGGCGAGTGGTGCGGGGCCGGGAACTGTTATTGCGCATGTGAGCTAGATAGCACTTGCGATACAATAGATATCAAATGTTGATATCACTCCGAATACCAGATGAACTACTTCACCGCATCGATGCCAAAGCCAAGGCGGATGATCGGAGCAGGAATGCGTTTATGGTTCGAGTGCTCATAGGAGCTCTAGATGGAAATGATGACTCACGCCCAAGCCGAGGATCTTCGGATGGATCGGATGAACGAAATGGGAACCGAACCTATGTGCCCGTTCTGCGGAGCGCTAAGAGTAGGCCGCAACGACTACATCCGCTGCAACCCATGCGGAGTGAATTGGCTGAACGAAGAGATGCACCTACCGAATTATCTGGAACGCGATCCGCGAGTAGCACGCCGGGAAGTTGTCCTCATGGCAAGCGCAACGAAGCCTATTGCCGATACGTCAAAGGCGGATGCTGATGTTTGACCCTGAAAAGGTTGGATGTTGGATAGAAACTTCAGAATATGACGATGGCGAAATAGTTGTTGTAGATGCGGACGATTACGATCAACTCCTAGAGCTTTATCGAGCCGCTAGACTCATGCTTGATTTGATTACCTAATGGCCACTACTCTTCTTCTACAGCCAAAGCAGCTCGAACTTGGTAAGCTGATGTACAAGACTGGCCCCGATGCTGCAACTTGGATTGGTGGGGGAGGCGCTAGAGCTGGCGGGAAAAGCGGTGGACTACGCCGCATTATGCTTGACCGCAGACAGCAAAGACCTAGAACTAACGGAGCAATCGTCCGCCGAGTTTACGATGAGGTCAAAAAGAACCACATTGACAAGTACATGGAAGAATTCCCAGAGCTTCGGGACTGCTATCGAGTGGGCGATAAAGAGTTCATCCTACCCAACGGCTCGAAGATCATGTTCATGTACGCCGAGAATCAGCAGGAGGTTGACCGTAAGTTCTGGGGTATCGAACTGTATGACATCTTCGTGGATCAAGCGGAGCAATTCTCTGAGTATGAGCTGACGATCATCCACTCCTGCAACCGATGGCCGAATACAGCGTTGGGCGAATGCAAGACGGGCCTGTTCTTCAACCCGGGAGGAGTGGGAACCGAGTTTCTCAGGCGCGTGTTCTCTCAGAAGCGATTCATCGGGGAAGAAAGGCCTTCAGATTATGCCTTCGTCCACCTCTTTGGTTGGGACAACTATGTCTGGTTTCATGGGTTAGGTCTGACACCTAAGCAGTTCTACGCGCTGCCAAGTGAGGAGCGATTCAAGCTATTCGTGAACCAGACGACTGAAGGACGCAAGCTCAATGCCATGCCCCAGAGTTTGCGAGCTGGACATCTCTTGGGCTCATTCGATTCATTTGCCGGCCAGTATTTTGCTGGTGTGTGGGATGAGTCGAAGCTGATCCTGACCGCAGAGCAGGAAGCGAAGCTCATACAGCCATGGTGGCCGCGCTGGGCAGGTCATGATGACGGTTTCGTACATCACGCTGCCTGTGGGTGGGGCGCTGGCGGGACGGTGGCCCCTAAACTGTTTCATGATGTGTTTGGAGTGATAATCGAGGAGCCAGTAGAAGTCTGGGTTCTCATGTTGGATCATGTAGTACAGGAAGTGGAGCAAGGCGAACTTATCCGGCAGTTGATTGCCAAAATGGACGATACCGAACGTAAGCAGATGAAACGGTACTTCCTGTCGGTGGACGCGTGGGAGAAGGACTCTAAAGGCCATTCCACCGCGGATACGATCAACCAGGAATTGCGTCTTGCTGGTTTGCCATGGGCGGAACAAGCTGCGAATGGGCGTATCGGTGGCTGGCGCTTTCTCTACGCCATGATGAAGAAGACGGCTGATGTTCTGGCAGGAAAGATGGCGCCGACCCGCAACGATGATGACTTCGAGGGAGAAGCGGGGGGTTACTCCTTGAAGACTCCCCTGCTTTTTATCTGTTCGCGCTGCACGGACACAATCGAAGCGGTGCCGATGGCAATTCGGGATACGAAACATCCTGGCAGAGCTGAAGACGTGTGGAAGCAGCCGACGAAATCAGATGACGTGCTAGACTTTTTACGTTACTGGGCATATTCCATGCATTCTGCTCGATTGGAAGCTCCATTATCGGTTAGGGCGCAGGAATTCTACGAATCTCTTGGTGACCGATCGATGCACGATAAGGGTATGGCTGTACTTCGCTGGAAGGCGCAGAATGAGCGCAAGAGAGGGTCGGCATGGTCTGGAAGGCAATAGGTCTCTGTACCATCGGCGAACTAGATAGATTGAAGGAACTCCTGCGGAATAAGCAAACCACCAATGACAATCTCAGCATTACAATCTTGCAACTAAAAGACGAGAAACATCGAGCAGATCGAATCGAAGCAAAGTACGATGCTCTAGTCGAAAAGATCGCCTCTAAAGCCGCCAAGCCCGATGATGGTATTATTCATGCAAAGAACTCGGGCGACGTTCGGAGACTTTTCGAGCAACAGGTAGCAGCTTTGGAACGTGATAAGCAACAGGAGAACTAGGAATGACCTTTGAAGAGTTGAATCCCGATATGAAGCTTACGGATGGCCACGCCGAGCGAGAAGTTCTCGGATTGCCTCCCACCGAAGTTACACCTGCAAACCTCGCTCCAGCGCCCGCACAGACATCCCTACCCGATCCGGCGTCCGAGCCCGAAGTACCGGAGTCTGACGCCGCCGTACCCGAACAGGCGGCAAGCTAATGGCCTATGGACTCAATAAGCTAGCAAATGCGCCCAAAGGCATGAAGGAGATGCAGGATTCGATGTCGAAGATGCGCGAGCCTGCCGCTGCGAAGATTGAAGGCGAAGAGAGCGGCGCACCGATGGAAGTTCATGACCACGGTGACGGAACCTTTCATACGGTCAAGGACGGACAGGAAGAGCAGCATCCCGATCTGTTGCATATGACTGCTCATATCGCACACGTTCACGAACCGGAATCGAAGCATCACCATGCCAAGCATGACGGCTTCACCGGTCATACCCATGGCGTCCATGAAGATGGCACCCACGAAGAGACGCGGGAGCATGAATCTCCCGAAGATATGGGTGAAGGCCTGAAGGCGTTCATGGGCGGCGAAGAAGGTTCGGAAGACAAGCCGCATCACGAAGAAGAGCAAGCACCACTAGGGGGAATGTAAATGGCACTCACCAAGTTTTCTGGAGAATTCAATGCATACAACTACGCTTACGGCGTCAACCCTGATATCCCGGCCTTCGAGGTAATCGCTGGCAATAATGCGGCAGGAACCTATGGAGTAACCCTCGGACTTGGACAGGTATCGACTCCTGATGGTCGTATCGTTCAGCCTGCGGTCGGCGTTCCGATCACCATCGGCTCCGGTGCATCGACTGAGGTTGTCACGCCAACCAGCGTTGTCAATCTCACGCCGACACAGTATGGAACCTGCATCATCACGGCAGTCTTCGGTTTTGGACATGGCCAAGGAGATTTGGTTAGATCGGGAGACTTTGGGTTACAGGAAGCAGCAACGGCTGCCAAGAATTATGGTGGTGGCTTGGTAGTCCTTGATGCCAAATTCTTCCAAGCTGCTGGATTGACCACCAGTGCGGGTCTGACTACCTATTTGGCGACGTTCAATTCGCTTTCCGCAGCAGTCAAGATTCTCAACTGGAGCGGTCTCGCTGGAGCACTGGCGTATGGAGCTGCTGCGGCATCGCCTTATGCTTCTACTGGTGTCGCACTCTATTAATGGCGGTGTGTCATTCCAGCAAAGTCGCAGGCTCAGCAACGATTGTTCGCTGTCGCAGAACATAATCCCGGCTCGCTTTATAAAAAGAATGCGAATTTGGGAAAATTGTCGAAGCAGACATTGCACGACTTTGCGGCGACGAAACGCAAGGGTCTGCCAGAGCGCAAGAAGCCGTTAGGGGGAATCTGATGGCCGGACTTTACTCAAAGCACAAGACAAAGACGGTTGATCTTGGAGAAAAGGGTTCATGGACTTCACATCCAGGTCGTCTTCACCGCGAGTTGGGTGTTCCAACTTTGGAGAAACTTGGCTCTGCACGGATCGAAGCGGCTCTAGATTCTTCAAATCCTCAAACGCGACGTGATGCGCGTTCTGCTAAGGGCTATATGGGGATGAAAAAGAAATGAGCGATGACGCCGTAAATCAAGCCATCAACGATGCCAACGCCAATGATCCTGAATATCAGGCAGGTATGGATAAGTTGGCATTCGTGCGCGAGCAGATGGCGGCGATGTGGCGAGACCACGAAGAGAAGGAAATCTCCTGCCCCTATTGCCTTTCAGTCGTGCCAGTGGGATCCCCTGTGTGCTGCGAGACGCTACAGCGGGCAGTGAAGGCTGTCCTTGAGGCTCAGGATATAGTCGATAAGCTAGAGACAGCCAAGCGCATCCATGAAATCAGCGGCGGGAGGTATCGCAATTGAAATTGCAAACCGCTATGGATTTTCAAAATGCCGTAGATAGCCAAGAAAAAGAAGAGATTCGCGTTTGGGAATGTCCTTACATGGCACCTATTGGACATATATATTTTTGTGCAGGTCAAACTATTTTTCCTGTGATGAGCCCAGATGGAATCCTTTGCGCCCAACTCGCGTTCTATCTCACAGATGGCTTGCACATTATGGAATTTCGCTTTATGGATACTGAGGATTTGAATGAGGTAGTACGGCAGGCATACCAAGCATTCAAGGAAGTTAATGGCTACTAGCCCTATTATCGAGGATCAGGAAGAGGAGCAGTTAGCGGACGAGGCATCGCCCGAAGCTGTTCCACAGAGCGATGATCCGCCTACCTATGGCGAAAATAACCGTGACCTCCCCGAGATATTGCAGGACGCCTTTGATCGGTTAGTGAAAAAATATCAGGCCCGTGATGTATACGACCGCCGCATTGAAGTGCTTATGGATCGAATCCTGCGCTTCTATGATGATGGCGTGCAGCACGTTTACCCGAACTGGGGAACTGGAGTTTATCAAGTTGGTACAGCTGGTGGATATGTCAATGTTGGTGGAGGACAGTCTATTCAATGCCCTGAGTACATGGGCGCATACAACATTTTTAGGATACGTCGACGCTCACTGGACGCCGTACTCACCCAAAACGAGCCTGCGGTGGACTTTACTCCTGATAGACCGGGACAATCTGAAGATATTGAAGCGGCAGAGACGGCTGAGGGTTTCCGACACCTCTTCGATCAGAACAATGATGTAAAGAAGATTCAGCAGGATATTGCTCGGATGTTCGAATTGTCAGGCCGCTGTGTAGCTTGGACTGGGACTTTGAAGTCAAGAGCAAAGTTTGGCGAGAATGCAGACGGATCGCCGCGCTCTATGGAGACTACGCGTATTTATGGGACGCTCGAATCTAAAGTTCCTATTGTTTGTGATAGTTTCTGCGATGCTCTCTATTGTTTTCTGTATGACGATCTCGATGCACTGACCGCAAAAGCGCAGAACGATTGGATCAAGGATGAGATTGCCCCCGGTGAGGCTGGACTAGGCGAGTCCGACTGGGAACGCTATGCCCGTATCGGCGCTCGGCAGGCTAAAAAGTCGTACTATCTGACCGGCATGGCACTATCTTATCTGACGACCGAAATGAACTGCTTCCTTCGACCTGATGGGTTCACCGATAAATCGATGGACGAACCCTACACCGGTGAAATGCCGGATGGTTCGATGTCAGATGGCACAAAGACTATTCAGGAGATGATGGAACTTCTCTTCCCTGATGGTGCACACGTCAAGTACATTGGCAAGAACTACTCTGAATCATGGAACGAATGTCCTGATGATGCTATCAATGTAGGTTTCCCTGTTGAGCGGGATGGAATGAGCGGCGGCGCTCTGATGGAGCCGGATAAGGTCGTGCAGGATGCGTTCAACGACTACATGAACGCCAAGCGCGAGAACTATGAGAAGGGCTGGAGTTTCACCTATTTTCGTGGCGATGCGGAAGATTATGACGCGATTGTGGATCAACGCTCCAAGCCTGGAAATGTTGTGTTGCTCAAGGCAGCAGATCCTACCCATGCAATCGAAGAAAGCTTTTATCGTGAACCACAAGCCGAAGCGCCTGCAGGTTTCGATGAGGCGATCACAGAGTTACGGATGCTTTCTCAAGAGCTTGTCGGAGCTCTTCCGGCGCTCGAAGGCAATGCCAAACCCGATCAGACAGCCTCTGGGCAAGCCATGGATCGCTCACAGGCAATGGGAATGCTTGGACCTGCATGGGCCTCGATGCAGCGGATGTTTGGTGGAATCTATACCAAGGCCGCGCTGTTGGCTTCGAACAATCCTGACCACGGATCAGAGATTGCAGTCACTTCAGGAGATGGTAAGACGGTTCAGATCAAATTGGAGCGGTTGAAAAAGGGCAAATTCCATGCGCACATCTCGGAATCGAGTTTCCCTGAGACCACGGCATCGAAGCGTCAAAACCTACAAACAATTATCCAGATGGCTGCGCAATCGCCTATCGGCCAGACCCTATTCGAATCGCCCGACAATTGGCAGGAATTCTTACAATTGAACGGTAATCCTGATTTGGTGATGGCACCTGCGATTGCTTACAAGAAACAGACGAGGGAGTTTGAGACATTGCTCCGCGAGCCCCCGCAGGATAATCAGCCAGCGATTGACGCTTACAACGTTCAACACGCCACACAGGCGCTACAGGCTCGCGCACAAGGCTTGCCCGAACTTCCCTATGCACCTCCACCTGCACAACTTCCCTCTCTCATGCCCGAGGCCGACGATTACCATCAGTGGGAGTCTGCAAAGTGTCAAGAGTATCTTTCGGGTGAAGATTGCTGGATTCGGCAGAACATCGGCGAAGTGGAAGAAATTGAGAATGCCAAACTTGGCGTCCAGAATGTTAGACTACACAAAGGCGTTCACGATCAATTCATGGCACAGCAGGCACAAGCAAAGGCGGCAGCTATGCAGCAGATGAAACCGCCAAGCGAGTCGATAAATTTCAAAGATGAGCCCGCCGACGCTCAGGTTCAAATGAATAAGCAAGCTGGAATTCAGCAAGCAGCCCCAGAAGCGAATACGCAGGTCAACAAAAAGGCAGCAGCGCCCGGTACGCTGGGAACGGGGACGGTATGAATCGCAGAAGTTTTCTAAAGATATTCGGCTTGGCTGCACCGGTCGCAGCAGTTGCGCCTACCTATTTCTTTGCGCCGATTGGCGGGTGGAAGTCTGAGGTAATTGCGCATCCATTCGGCGGGAGTCATGGAAAATTCGATCCAAATAGCCTATATGAAATGGGAGTTGGCTCTCTGCCAGAAGAGTATCGCAATTTGCCATCTTCGTTATGGGGCCTTCGTTATTATCAAATACCAAGCAATACTGGGAGCTATTTGGGCCTCGAACGATCAGCATATCCCGGAAGAATTTAGGAGATCACCATGGATGAAGTTCTCGAAACTCCAGTAGAGGAAGTAATTGAGCCAGTAGAAGGCGCGGAAACCGCAGAAGGCACCGAAGGCTCTGAAGGCGTTGGCGAAACCACTGGCGAATCTCTTTCTGGCGCACCTCTCTGGAAGTCCATCAAAGACAGCTTCCAAGGCAAAGACCCGAAGACCGTCGCACAGGTTCGCAAGGCCATCTATGATGCCACCGAGGTAGGCAAGCGCCACCCGGAAGGACTGAAGGGCATCGATGCGGTACTGGAGTCCGTCAAGCGTCTCTCTGAAGATCAGGAAACTCCCGATGCAATGCCTATCGATCAAGTCATTGAAGAGACTCTTGGCGAGCGAACCTTCTGGCGTGAATTCGATTCTGCATTCCAGGCAGGTGATACCAAGGTAGTTGGCCAGATGGCCGAAGCAAATCCTGAGGCTTTCCAGAAGATCGTTCCCGAAGCGTTGAACAAGTTTGCGGAGATGAACCCAGATGGTTACTCATCCATCGTGGCAAAAGCGGTTGTCGGCTACTTCCACGAGCAGGACTTACCGCTGCAATTCAAACTACTTGATCGGATCATTCCGCAGAGCAGTGACGATCCATCCGTACAGCAACTCATCGAAGGATATGCTGCCATCAAGAAGGCATTCGATGGAATTTCAGCGATGGCGAATAAACCAGTTGCATCGGCTGAGGTCAAGAGGGCTGAAACTCAACAGCAACAGCCGCAGAATCAGGAAGACGCTACAACTCGCCTCCGCGATATCGAATGGAATGCAACGATTACTCCGACTTCGCAGAGTTTGATGGTAACTGAGGCGCAGAAGGTTCTCGGTAGCACCAAATTGACTGCGGACGAGATCGGCAAGGTTCGCACTGCCTTCCGCGAAGAAATCAACGCTCGCGTTGCCATCAATCAGCCTTATCAGAATGCCCTGAAGGCCTATCTGAAGGCGAACAATAAGGCGCAGTATACCCAGCGCGTACAGTCCGAGCACAAGAAGATCATCCAGGGCGCTGCAAAGCGTATTGTGGGCGATGTAATAGCAGAACGTAAAGGTAAGCCTGTTGCGAGTGCAGCTAAGCCATCATTCCAAAAGACGAATCTCTCTCACGAAGTTGGAGAACTCAAGTTCGAACGCATCGCCGGAGCTCCGCAGACGCAGAATCTCAAGGTCGATCTTACCCGCACACCACAGAGCATGTTGGTGAAGAGTCAAGCTTACATTGTCGGACGCAAAAATCCAGTCACATGGTCGCGAAAGTAGCTCGTGATATAGTTTTCTCGTAGTTGTTGCAAATGCGAACGGATGAAGGTAGAGCCTCAAGCCTACCGGAGTAATCCACAAATTCGCCGAAGTGCTTCCAGCATGGTTTCGCGCCCCAGAAGGGTATTCCATGAGGATGAATCTTGAAACTGAGGTTTCCTTATGGGCATCGCCAATTCCATGCAGGCTCTTGCCAGTGAGCAAGAGTACGTCCGCCCGGAACTCGAAGACCTTTCGCTTTCCGCATCCGTCCTTCGCAAGCGCATCCAGAAAAATACATCCGTCAAGCCGGTTTCTGACCGCCCCTGTCGTATTCCGACCATGCCATCTCGCGGCGGTAAGCCTCGCGTTGGCAATATGAACGGTGCGGATATGGGCATCGGTTCTGGCCCGACCCAAGTTCCCGGTCAGTTGACCACAACCTGCTTCATTCACGCCTTCAGCTATACCCGGCAAGCTGAGTATGCAACCGATTCGGATGAGAAGGCGATTGAGAACTTCGCTACTCTTACCCGGTCGATTGCTCCGAAGCTCTTCGCCGACTTCCTCGACATCACCCTCCAAGGTGATGGATCGAATACCCTCGATACGGTCGTTTCGCTCGTTGCTCAAGGCGGAAACACGGTCGGCATCGTGGTCAACAACGCCAACTTCTTCCTTGACGATCAGGATGTGGATGTCTGGACGGCGGTAGGTGGAACTTTTGTTGCCACCATCACCATTCAGGATTCCGATATCCTTTCGAATACTGTTTGGTTGAATACGGGCATCGCTACTGGCACGATCACTGCTGGCATGAAGTTGCTAATCTCTGGATCTTCGGGTCAGGCCAACTCCGGCATGTTCGGTCTCCGCTACTACCAAGTAGGTACCAACACGGGAAACTGGATGGGCGTGCAGCGTTCGGCATGGCCCGGAAAGTACAACACTCCTTCCGTCGCAGTCAATGGTGCTCTGACTCCTCAGATCGTCCGCGCATTGCAGACCCAAATGGAGTTTTCTAAGGGTATGGAGAACGATGGCGAGGAATTGGTTGCTCATGCAACTCCTTCCGAGCTTGCCGCATGGGAACAAAATGCACTTCTGGTGCAGCATATCGACATGGCCCAGCTCAAGGGCGATGAATCAGTCGACATGCTCAAACGGAAGACTCCTAGCACCATCGGTGGACGGGAGTTTCTTCCCAACCCCCGCGCGTTGCCGGGTTACATCGACTTCCTCAACCTAAAGAATGCTTTCCAGATCCAGACCAAGGCAGACGACTTCTACGATGTCGCAGGGCAAACGCTCTTCGGTGTCATCGGAGCTAGTGGTGGTCAGGCTTCTGCGGTGGTGTTCTACATGATCAGCGAATTACAGCTCGGGATGGTTCAAACCCGCGAGAATGCCTTTGCAAGCGGCATCGCAATCCCGTCTGGCATCTTAGGACAGGCGTAATTGAATCAATCAGTACAACTCGTAGGGGAGATTCCCGAACCTCAACATTGGCCTATGCCGATGGCGAGGTTCGGGCTGACTCCTTATGGTTCTCCGCTATTCCGTATTGTCTTCGCTCCATCAGTGAAGATGCTTTGCGGTGGGGAGTTCGCGGATGGCTTTACCGGCTATCGCGTTCGTCCCGCATACCGTCACATCGGTGCAAAGTGGATTATGGAAAAGTGGATTTCTGGATGGGATCATACCCTCATGACCGAGGATGATTACAACCTCAAGTTTCGCGATCCATTTACCGGATTGATTGTTACTGGTCCATATCCGTCGCGAGGCGTCTATTTCCAGTGTCATACCTTCGAATATTCGAATCCCGGAGATGGCGGAATTGATGTGATTGCAGCTCTGGTTCAGAAGGCTAAGACGAATGATCCCGTGGCCAATGCGCGAGCCATTCGCGCTTCCCGTGAAGAGCAGGAAAAGCAGGATCAGCAGAATCGTTACGACAAAATTAAAGATTTGATGCCCGTCGCTGGCATTCGCGCTGCGAGTATCGGCGGACATGTCAAAGCAACCAAATCAGCACCAACCCCGAAGACGGCGAATGAACTTGGTTTGCCTATTCGTGGCGCAACACAGATTCGACCGGAGAAACTTCATTATGCCAGTAGCTAATCATGCAGGAATGCGGACCATCGCGGATGAGCACATCGAGCGCAAGTTGGCTGTAGCTAAAGGACGTGCGATTCCTCCAGTTCTGGAAGAAATTGAAGAGTTGAAGAAGAAGAAAGTTCACATCTTCAATGTTGGCCCCTGGCCTATGCTGGTCAATACCGGTTCTACCGGCTCCTACCTAATTCCCGCTTGTCCAGAAGGAACTCCCTACGTGGAACTTCTGGTGCGCGATGCAGAAGGTGACGATGTTCCTCCTATCAGCTACATCATGGACGAACTTTATCCGCAGTCTGAGGATGAATATCGGCGTCTTCAGGAACGCGGCAAAGACTTCGCCAATTCAATGATTGGTCTAGGTCGTGGGCAATCTCCATCGAATGCACTGACTCACCAGGGCGTCTTTGTTGCGGAGGGTGCAAAACCTACCGCGCGGGAATTGGAAGGCGCTCATGAGAAGCTCAAAGCCTATTGCGAAGGTGTTGTTCGGCAGATCGCTGATATCTATCAGACTGACCGCAAGGCATTCTCGCAGATCGTGCGCCCGAAGGTACATTTCGTGGCCGCGCATTATTTGAACCTCGACAATCCTGTAGATGCTCCGTGGATGACATCGGCGGCTCCGAAGGGCCGCAAAAAGTGCCTAGGCTGTGGAGAAGTTGTCGATCCCGATGTGGCAATGTGCAAAATGGGGCATATCGTCAACGAAGAGGCTCATATGGCTTGGATGATTCAGCAGCAAGCTATCAAGGCAGCAACTCAACCGAGCACATAGAAAGAGGAAAATAAATCGCCGATTCCTCCTCCACTTAGCGCACCCTATGACCAACTTGAGACTGTTCTCAATCTGGGCAGGGTGCGCATGGGTGATGCTATCGCCTCATTAGGAGGCGATATCCTTACCGATCAGCAAAATTTTACTAACACAATGGTGCAGGGAGCATGGCGGGCTTTTCAGGAATATCTCGCCAATATGGGGAGCGTGCGGTTCAAAAAGCCACTCGTTCTGACTGGATTTCCGGTGGTGGCTAGTTATGATCCTGCATCGTGGACTTCGCTTACGTGGTCGCAGTTCTTCGATGGCGTGAGCGCATGGGTTCCTCCATTCGCTTCCATTCTTCCGCAGGATATGATCTGCCCGTTGAAGATGTGGGAACGTCAAACTCGCAGCAACGCACAGTTCGTGCCTATGGAACAATCAGTAGAATCTCTACCAGATTGCCGCAAGGGTCCATATAACACTTTCTGGTATTGGGAGAATGACACTCTGTACATGCCAGGTTCGATTTATTCGATGGATCTGAAGTTTGAATATGCGGCCTATCTTCCAGACTTTGCAGCTAATCCAGATGGATCAGTGATTGGGAATCAGCCAGTTCCCGTTATGCGTGCGCTCAATCCATTGGCATGGTATTTCTGTGCTGAGGCTGCGGAGGGCCGTGATGATATGGATAAAGATGTGTTCATTGCCAAGGCAGAAAAAGCGTGTCGCAATCTATTCAATCGTGAGGTTGCAATGAAGCAGCGTAGACCGGTTTCACGACGAGGATTTTCTTCACATCGTCAATCTTATGGAGTTTGGTAAAGGAGACTTATGGCAACCGCAATTACTTTCGACAATCTACAAGGAGTTCCCGATGTCACTGAGCGAGAAGAATTCGTGCAGGGCGTCATTACATTTTCTGGCAATTATCCCATTGGCGGTGATACGCTATCTTTTGCCGGAACGAACAAGATTCAATCTCGCTTTGCTCCAAACCGTGTTGAACTGTACGAAGAGCCTCTTGCTGCCTCTCAGACAGCCACCGGTAACACATTCGTCTTCGCTAAAGGCACGACACAGGCGAATGGCAAGATTCAAATCTTCGCTCCCGGTGCTGGTACTGGCACGGTAGCTTCTACTTCTACGGCTCCCACAATCACCACTGGAACCAATGCGACCGTCACGGCGGTAATTGCCACGAACGGAGGAGCGTTGACGCAGGCAGCGGGTGCGACCGGAATCACCGGGGTTCAGGCTCCCACGATTACCTCGATATTCACTGGAACAGGTGGAGCGGCTGCACAGTTCCCCAACGGGGCTTACGGCTCTGCATTCGCAACCACCACCGTCAAATATAGGGCTTGGTTTCCGTTAGGGCAGTAAATGGCTATTAGTCCGACAGGCGCGGTTCCTGTACCTCTTTCTGTCTTCGGAAGCTGGGTTACCGAAGTGGCACCAGAGGCCGTGCCCGAAAACATCTCGCCGGACTGTCAAGACGTATCTTTTACTCCGGGTGGAGTAGGTTCGCGTCCCTGCACGGACATCGTTCTTGGTGCTCCGTTCCCTGCTGGCGGCGTCAATGGCTTCATTCCTACTGTTGTCTATGGTAAGAGCTTCAAACTTCCCGATGGCGGCATTCAGAATCTCTACTTTGACTCGAATGGTTCTTTCTGGATAGAGGATTTGATTGCATCATCCGGAACGTATACTCTTCTCTTCACTTCGACGCCGGGAAGTACCTGCAAATCGATCACCCAATTTGGACGCGAATACATCGCCATTTCAGATGGCTTGCATGGTGCGGAAGTTCCCTTGCAGTGGGATGGAACTTTACTGCGGCGCTATACCTGCGATGGTCCTGCGGCACCGCCTACAATAGAAAGTCTTGCCTTTGCGCCATCGCAATTGGCAGCATCTCCAAATACTTTGACTCGAAATGCGAATCAGGTGCTGGCGAATACTGCGACTCCCCACAATCTAAAAGTAGGCTATCAAGCACAGATTTCCAACGTTCCCGATTCCAACTCGACAAGCGTCAATCAGACAAACAGCGCGACTAGTTTGCTTGCTATCAACGATTGGCAAATTGTCGGCGGAAATTTCGAGACGATAAATGAACCTGCGACAACGGCTTTGGGCGATATGGTCTGTTCTGGGTTTGGATTCTCGGTACCAGGTGCTGCGACCATCTTAGGTATTGTCGTATCATCGGCACTGATTTCTCAGTTCACGACTACGAGCGTACTTTCTCAAGTATCACTGTGGCATTCAGGAGCGATACTAGGCACTCCTAAGACTCCTGGCACACCATTTACTACAACATATACCCCTCAAAGCTATGGCAGTTCGGGCGATGCATGGGGCGCAGCGCTGACTCCAACTATCGTGAATGATCCAAGTTTTGGATTTTCGATGGCAGTTGTAACAGATTCATCTCGCGTGTTTATCGAACCTGTCTATAGCGTGACTGTCTATTACACGCTTTCCGGATCAGGTACTGTTGGAATAGTTCAGTCGATTGTCATCAACAACGAAATCGCACCCGGACTAGCGTTAGTTACTACTACTCAACCTCACGGGCTGGCACCAGAAGAATTTGTGTCGATTGTCGGAGTAGAGCCCGGTACTGTTGCTGCGATTTCTGCGGCCCAGTGGTCTGCTGGAGTTACGACAATAACAACTGCGACAAGTCATAAGCTAGTCCCTGGAAGTGTGGTTCAAATAGGTTCAGTCGCAACATCCACGACTGGCACGACATTCAGCTTCAACGGGGCTTTCACGGTGGCGACTGTCCCATCTCCTAACCAAATCACTTATGCACAGCAACCGATCACCGCTACCGATCCCGATGTTATCAATGCTACGGCAACCACTGGAAATATCGTCATCGCGTGGCCTATCCCAGATAACACGCCTACACCTACATATTTCAATGTGGAATCTGCGCCGACACCCACTACGTTCTATATTGCGGTTTCCTATTCAGATGGGACTTGGACGACAGGTACAGTAGGTTTTGCGTGGGAGGGCACCTTTTATGTAACAAAGGTTTTTTCTGCAACACAATTTCAATATCAGCAGTATGGCCCAAACGGAGCTACGACAGCGGTAGGAACAGTCACTCCGTTTGGACAGGCAGCGCCAGGACTTCATCTGATGCAGGTTCTTTGGCTCACGGATCAAGGAGCAATTCCAGCACCTTCACCTCCTGTTACGTTTATCGCCAATGGAGGGCAGTATTATTCTGTTAGCAATATCCCGATTGGGCCTTCTTATGTGAAGGGCCGCATTCTTGCATTTACCGGCGCGCAACCGAATGTACCAGGAGAATTGCCACCATTTTTCTATATTCCAGTCACACCACAAACCGAAGGGCAGATCATTGGCACCGCGACACAGATCGATGACAATACGACGACGAGTATTATTCTTGACTTCTCTGATAACACGCTCTTTGCGGCACTAGGTATCTCGATTCCAGGAAATACTTTGGCGAATCAGATCAAACTTGATGGAGCATTGGGTTTTGGCGTTTACCAATCGCGACTACAAAGCTGGGGTCAGAGAAACATCATTAATAATCTTTTGAATATGGGATTTGGCGGAGGTTCCTATCCTTCTACACCTACTGTGCCTTTGGGTTGGACGGTGACTAACGGCGGTTCATTAGTGACAGGACGGTTTGGCGGGCAAGCATGGAGCAATGGCGGACTATCACAAAGTTTCTATCAGGATGCTTACGGAGCTACGATTGCTATAGGCAGCATGCTCTACGCCATTCGTGTCTATTTCGCCGGATCTGGATCACTGACTGCAACAATATCCAGCGTATCTACAGGATTCACGGCAACTGCTGTGATTACAGCCTCAGTTTCAGGATGGTATGAGGCCGATTTCAGCGCGCAAACACCTGACAGCATTCCCGCCGACCTTGAGTTTTCGTTTGTGAATACTGGAATCGTTTCAGAACTAAGCCTTAGTTATATAGAAATGCCCTATACGGATACGATTATCAATGCGGCATACCTCAACAACCCAGAAGGGGTCGATGGCGTGTCTGGCCAGTGGGGGCCAAACGATGACCCATCTAAAGTTATGGATATGGGCATCCTTCGGGATACGTTATATGTTCTGACGCAGGCACCTTCCGGACGATTGCATGAAACGACAGGAAGTGGTGTCACCGAGCCCTCCGGATGGCAAGTTAACGAGGTAGCATCCGATTGCGGTATCCTTTCGGCCATCAGTTTGACTCATTCGCAGGCTGACGATATGACTGCTTCCGGTGGGGATGATTGGATGGCATGGCCTACTGAAGGTGGGGCAGTTATCTTCGGTGGAGGCATACCTGAAAAGATTAGCCAGGAGATTCAACCAAACTGGTACGATCCTACAAAAATCAATACCGGTATACAGATAAACATGAATGCGGCCCTGACTGTCTGGAGTTTGAACGATCCTGTTCAGCGTCTGTTGATGTTCGGATTACCAATCGGTACAGCCACAGCTCCGAACAAGATTTATGTGCTGAACTATCGAAATTTGAATTCGGCAAGCGCCATTGCCAGTTCTCCCCCCTTCCATCCATCGTTTGCAGGCAAGCTCGTTGCAACTGACAACTCGCGCAAATGGGCACCGTGGAACCTTGCGATGAATGGCGCTGTGAGAATGTACCGCTCGAATGGCTCGGCCTTGACGTTGGTGATGCTCGGAGGCAATGGACAAGCTTATGGCTCTGCGGCTGGATTCGGGAATGTGTATATGTTCAATCCGGCGCTGTTGACAGATGAAGACTACGGACTTGTGCAGCCCTATTACACGACATATGCATTTTTAGATCCCGAAAAGGCGCAGGCTTTGCAACTCAAAGGTCAGCGCGTCCTATTATCATTCCTCAGAGCTTACATCCAAGGTATTGGAAACATCACCACAAGTTACTATCCTGATTCTCTAGCAAATCTATGGCCCTTGACAACGACTCGCGCACTCACAAACATCTATTTTGACCGAGAAATGGGAGGCGGACAATGTACGGGAGATCGCATCTTTATCAAGATCGCTTCCTCACCGCTTCCAGGAACCACGGATAATGGATTTGTGATGACAAGACTCACGGCATTCTTTAAAGATGCGAAACTCTTGGTAAGATTGGCGGCACAATAGATGTCAGAACAGCTTAGGAATTTAGCATGGCTCCGATCCCTGAAAATCGACGGGATACCTGAATTTGGAGCTAGACTTTCTGAGCTCGTTTCCGACTTGCATGCTAATACTCAACAAATAGCTCAACAGACAAATTCGAGCCTTACAGGGAATCCGCAACCACCCCCTCCATTACAATCTGTAACCGTAACGCCGACCGAAGTAGGACATCACGTATCCATAAAACACGAAGGCGATTACTACAGAGGAGCTGTATATCACATCGAATCCTCGACTAGTCCGCAATTCGTCAATCCTCATCCCGAGTACACTGGCCCGGCGCGCGAAATCAATCTAGCGACCGGAACGCAGAAATTACACTTCCAAGCATTCGCCTCTTACCTCAACAGCGGTAATACGACACCTGTCTTCCATGGCGGATCGACACCAGTTGCAGTGGAAGGCGGTAAAAATGTTCCGCGTGGAACATCGCAAGGTGGTGGTACTGGAAAACCCGGTTCGGGACTTGCAGGATTCGGTCCAGTTCCATTCACCGGGTCCAAGCCTCCAGTGCGAGGTAAATCATGACTACCCGTCCTTTGGAGCTTCGTGACATACCGATTTTAGAAGCCATATACAATGAACTGGAGTTGTCATTTGATGATGGCTTTCCAGTCGGGCTACAGTATCCTTTTGTCGTTGTAGATGAACAGGATAGGCCTTTTATGATGGCAGGAGTAAAGATGGTTCCCGAACTCGTTATGATTTGCGATCAGAGACCTCATGTCGCTGTCCGACTGAAGGCTATTGCTTTGATGCACGAGGTTCTACGTGAGAAGTTTCCAGCAGGTGCATTTTGTTTTGTCTCGCCAAAGTTCAAGTGTGGTTTCGTAAGGACAATGATTCGGCGGTTTGGATGGCAGAAGACTTGGGAAAGCTTTAAGGTGAACTAAGGTGCCAAAAGGTATTGCCGGACAAGCCGGGAATAATTCGAATACTGCGCAAGGGTTATCCAATATTCTGACGAATAATGCTGCATCTTTGTACGGAAGTCTCGCGCCTGAACTCCAATCCGAGGCCGCACATCCACCTGGCTATACTCCTTCTCAGATTGCGTCACAAAATACGGCAGCACAGCAATCCGGAGGCGGATCGCAAGCGGCTACTGTCGGTGCAGGAGGCCTATATGCAGCACGCACAAAGAATGCTGGTGCAGCACAAAATGCCATAGGAGCGGGGACGCGAGGTGCAGGAGCAAACCTTTCGAATGCAGCAGTAGGTGTACAGAACAAGAATGCCGATCTGCAACAGCAGCAGAAACAGGAAGGACTTACAGGATTGGGCGGTTTGTATTCGACCAACCTAACTGGCGGTGAAAATGCTCTTGGACTTTCCAATTCTGCTTTGAATACCGAGATGCAGGCTCAGGCAAACAATCCATGGATGAAGCTACTTCAAAGTGGAATGGCCGCAGGTGGACAAATAGGCGCTGCTGCGCTGGGAGGATAAATGACGACACCACCTCTAACTAATCCTCTTCTCAATCCTGCGCATCTTGCGGCGCTTGCCCAGCAGGCCCAGCAGACGGCACCTGCTGCGATTCGACCTCCATCGGATGCGGGATCGCCGCCTACTATTGGAAACGTCCCGAGCATGACGAGTCCGCCTCCGCAACTCCCTTCGCCGACAATGCCGAATGTGACACGCATTCCATCGCAACTCGATACCGAAAAAGCAGAGTTAGCGCGCAAGGTCAATACTGGCTCTGGCATCTCGCAGATTATGGGTAAGGTGGAAGGTGCGATGCCGAACCATCCTCTTGTCGGAAAGCTTCTAGGAGGGGCTGCGCAAGGATTGGCTACTCTTGGCGACGTTGGACTGCGTGCGGTCGCTCCTGCGGTCGATCTAGCCCTTCCCGGCACATCTCTGCATCATCTTGCAGACTTGCATCAGGGCAATAAGCAGGTTGCAGCGGATGAATTGAATGCAGAAAAGGAAGCGCAGACTAAAAACCTCGAACTAGAACCACAGTTGAATCTGGCGAAGCAGGCTCTTGCCAATCAAAAACAGGAAGAGGTTGCACATCAGCATCAGGCAGTAAACGAGAACAATGCCGCCAAACTGAAGTCCACTCTTGCAGCGCATGGGTTCGCTCAAGATGAGGAGAATGAAGGGCAACTCCGACCCTTGAAGTATGAGGAGATGTCTGAGACTCAGCAGGCAGTTCATGATCTGAAAGGTGCTCAAGAGGAACAGGCCAAAGCAACTGCGGACCTCAAAAAGGCGCAGAACGATCCGTCCTCGCCAACCTACCAGATGGCGCAGGCACGTCTCCAATCGGCACAGAACGCTCACTCGATCGCATTGCAGCGTCTCGGCCTATCCGAGAGACAATTCGAGATGAGAGCGCATGGGACAGAAAACGGGACACCTCTTCCGGGATCAATCCAGACGGATCAAGGGACTGTAGGTACAGCTTTCCAGAAGAATGTAGCGCCAACTGAAACAGAAAAGAATGCTTCAGGCCGTGCAGTGACCATGAACGATCTATCGGCACGCATTCGTGAGGGATTGAAAGATCCTGAAATTCAAGCTCACCTTGGTCCAGTGGCAGGACGCGCTGCGCAACTTCAAGGGCAACTTGGTACTCTTCCTCCTAAAGTTGCGGAGTTTTATAATGATCTCAAAAGTTATGGCGCGTTTCAGGCTGGACTCCATCCAGTTAGAGGTATTGGCGGTCTGCAATATTTCGATAGGATCATGGGCGGTTTGGCTCAGACTCCAGAACAATTGGAAGGTAAGCTTACTTCGAATGAGAGAACAGCTGGCAGCGTACAGAAAGTTGGAAGTCCAAAGGTTGCTGGAGGCAATACGTCTGTTACGGGTGGACAGGGTATCCAGCCCAGCGGTAAGGCAGTTTCCCTAAAAGATGCTATGGCACTTCCCGTCAACAAAGGAAAGTCTGAGGCTGATGTTCGCAAGGATATCGAGTCCCACGGCCACACGGTGAACCCATGAGCAGTCGACCGATGACCGATCCTTACGCCACTATTGCTAAGCCCGTTGATCCTTACGAGTCGATTGCCATAACTCTACCTCCACCAAAACCCGGCATGATTCAAACGCTGAAGAACAATTTCAACGCTGGCACACAAGGCGCTAAGCCCGGTGACGGCATAATCAAAGGTGCGGTCGAAAACTTCGGTGCAGGCGGGGGCGATGTAATTCGCTCGCTTGGTCATGCAGTGATGCATCCAATCGACACCGCTTCTGCTGCGATGGATGCCCAAAATACTCAGGCAGCTAAACCGCTAGGTCAGCAATTGAAGGATCTCGTAACGAGCGGAGCTATTCTAGGCCCCGGTGGAACATCGGCGGTTGACACTGCCAAGGGATTGATTCATGCGCCAATGCGTACTTTGGGTTCTCTCGGAACAGGTGCGATTCTTGGAGAAGGAGCCGGAAGAGCTTTAGGAGTTGCGGCTGATGCTGGGTCAAATATACGAAATGCAGCCATTGGCGATCCAAATGCAGCAGCTCTGCGTGGCCTACAAATAGGGCCAAAATCGGATGCACAACTAAGCACATTGAAATCAGTTGAAAGATCGCGTCCATATTTATCGGGTGCTACTTCTCAGGCCGATATGCAGGCTCGTTTGAAGCCAGCCATGGAGGAGGTCTGGAATCCATATAAATCTTCTGTAGATGCCATCGGTAATCGTCAAATCCAAGGCCCTGACGGGATGACAACTGTCCGCGAACTCGAAGCCGAACGGCAACGCCTCTCTGCGTTAAACCGTGGCGTGAAGTCTGGAAACCCATCCGACATTCAGCAAGCTATCCAAGAAGGCCGCACACCCGCACAGCTTATAGAGAGAGAGGCACAAGTCCAATCGTTACTTGATCCACACTTGGAATCGACCGGCATAAAACCCGCTGCTACGCGAGGCACCTATGGAGCATTGGCCGATGTACGTGGAAGAGTAGAAGGCAAGACTACGCTGAATGAGAAACCTCAACCTTCAGGGTTCGGACGGATGTTGAGCATGAAGTTGGATAAGCCCAGCACAATCATCGGTGAGCCCGCACAAGGGATGAGAGATATTATTGCCGGTCGCCCTATGTGGTCTGCAAAGCCTACCGATCTCGGCATTCGTGAGGGATTTGCTACAGGAGGGCCTAAACCTGACCTTGGCACATTGCAATCTCCTAATCTTGCGTCTCACCGTCCTGTGGGTCTTCCCGCTCCTGCGATTCAATTGGGACGTTCGCCGATGCCACAAGGAACTCCAGTCGGCTATCGTCCACCTCCTATTGCAGCGGATACTATTCCAATGCGGACTGGCAAACTTCTCAATGCTCCGCCGATTCAGTTGGGTGGTACAGTAGAAGGTCCGAAAGGTCAGGCATTCCGATACGACACTACGGCAATGCGACAAGGTCGTATTCTGCCGCCGAGTACTGCTGATGATATTCCGCTTTCGTCTCATGCGGATATTTTTCCTAACCAGATTCCAAGCTCAACAAAGATCAAACCTATCAAGGTCATAGAAGGCAAAAAATGAAGCGACTTTTATTAATTCTCGCGCTACTTCCTGCATTAGCTTATGGCCAGAATTTTCGCTTTGATGCCCCCTTTGCTAGTACAGTAAGCGGAAGCGGCCAACAGTTGCCCGTGTATGCGCTTCCTTTTGCGACGATTCACTTCTATACGTGCAGCGGATTGACCTGTACAACATTGGCTAATACCTATCCGTCGGCTTCATCAACATCGCCCTGTTCGACGGCAACACAGGTTGTCTTGCAGGGCACATCCGCTTGTACGGCGCAGACAGATGGAGAAGGAAACTTCGGTGCTTGGTTTCTTCAGCCCGGACAATACGCCTACACGATAAGACCTCAATATGGCGGTACTTATGGACCATTTCAGTTCACAGTTGGAGAATTCGGACCAACTGGACCAGTTGGTCCTGGAGGAACCGGATGCGGCGTCCTTCCAGGTCAAGAATGTGTCGTAACTGCACCTCCGGGCGATCAAATCATCACAAGTAGCCCAGGAACTACTAACATCAATGGAGCCAACAACTATTTTTTGACCGCAAACTGTCTTGTCTGTGTTGATATGACTGGAAATTTCTTCGGTCCAGTGGTGGCACATACAGATCTTGTCAATCAGTTGCTATTTCTCAATGGCAATAGTTATGGTCCCGGATCAGATGTGGGATTCGTTGGCACATTGCCAAGCCCGTATCAAGCAGAAACGACCAGCAAGACTATCTATGAAGGGGGTTTTTATCGGCGACTCGGAATAAGTCAAGGAGAGAGCGCCAATTTCAATGTTCGCTCTGCTGGTGATAGTGCATGGAAATATGTCTATGGAAGCATGGATTGCGGATGGGTCTCGGCAAGTTCTGAAGGTTGCTCCATGATAAAAATGAATGGCACACAGAATACTTCTTACCCTGTAGGAACCGTGACTTCGACTACTGGTACTGGCGATAGAAGTCCAGTTCTAAGTATGACCGATCTTTCTTCCGGAAACTATTTGCTGCTGACACAAAGTGCAGTCGATACCGGAACCATTTTGGATAATGGTCATCCAACACAGCCCGGCTCTGTTCATTTCGGATCAACCTTTTTGTATACCCTTCAAGTGTCCAGCACTCTGACTCCTAGCGCAGTCTGTACAACCACTACCGACGTTGCGCAAAGCTTTCCTGTGCAGACTTTGCTGACGAAGACTACGGGCTGTACTGCTATTCAGGGTTCTATTGGTACTGGCTATGCTTGGATCGTCAGTCCGAATGGTCAGCCTGAACAGATCAATATTACAAATGCCAGTCCTATTACCTTTCAATCACAAAAGCCTCATATTGTCGGCTCACTCATCATCCAAGGGGGTACGCACGGCTTCATGAGTGATGATCCAGATGTTATTTGGAGAACGTCATATTTCATGTTTGGAGCAGCCGATTCCTCGCATTATATCTGTGGCTTGTTGCAGGCGGGAACCTTTGGCTCATGTCCTCCAATTTTAGGTTCTCAGCAGACAATTGTCGGCTCTGCTTATCATGTATATGGTGGAGCAGAAGTTCTTTCAGTCGATGCGAATGGAGCAAACGAAATACTCGAAACCAATAATGTTCCGTGGACTGCTGGAGCATCAGTGGAGAATCCCGCCAATGCTGCCGCGTTAGAGCAGGATATTTTCCTACAAACCACCGGCAATACTATGTCTATACCGGGTTCTGGAACGGCAGCGATGTCATTGCGAGTTGCAGGCAACAATGTCACCTACGGAAACATGATTTTTGAGATTAGAAATTTCGTAGATGAGCAAGGAGGAACGCTACGATATAACTTCAACGGTGGCCATATGCAGGCGCCAAACCCTATCAACATTTTCGGTCAATTTGCAAACGGAATTGTGATGGATATGCCGCGTGGAGGGACAGGATTGGGAGGAAGTTGCATCGAAGGAAATGCCGGACCTTACAGTACAGGTATTGGTTCTGCAATATGTATCCGTTCCAGTACCTTTCCTAAAAACATGAATATCTTGTCATTTGAAGACAGGGTGGGAAGCTTCGGTTTTGACACTACCGCAAACCATTTCTACTTCCATCAATCGGCAGTTGATGTGCTCGGCGCTTTTACCGCTGGTTCTACTGGACAAGTTTCGGTTTCAAGCGGAGGAACTTTGAAGATCAGTCCTCTTGCTGGAACCGGTAACGCATTGGCATGTTTGGATGCGAGCGGAAATTTATATAGAGGGACGGCAACGACATGTCCATAAGGAGAAAGTTTTATATGAAATATCTTTATTTTGCACTATTAGCGTGTTCGCCTTTATGTGCTCAGATTGTCAATCCTCCCGCTGGAAGCGGAACTATAAATGCAAATACATCGGGAAATGCTTCTGCTCTCGCGGAATACACAACAACGAATGGGACCACGCTTCAATCAAGTCATGTCTGCTATGGCATTACAAACGGAATATCTTGTCCGCAAATAAGTATTCTAGGTGGGGCAGCCACTTCGACAGATGGCCTAATCTTACAACTCACTTCATCGAATCCTGACCAGACTGCTATTTTGATGCAAAACAGCACGAGTAGTGTAAGTTATGGAATTGGACCTACAGGTTCAAATTCGGCAATCCCAGGATTTATTGTTGGTGATTTCAACAGCGGGGCTGTAAACTTTAACTTTCATTCGACCGATGCTACTCATCCGATAAATGCTATGTCGAATCTAGGGGTTCTTGGTTTTGCTTCGGGTGACCCAACAGCTACTGCATTGATTTCTGGACTATCGAGTTGCGGCGCTGGCTGCTTTGCTGCTGGAACCGGTGGTCAAGGAGCTGTGGACGGATCGGTCCATGCGTCCACAGGAGCGTTCGGAACTGTTACTGCAACGGGCAATGTAAATGTGCAGGGCACTGTTAACTCCACTGCGAATACTAGCCCAGCGAGTATTACGAATTCTGGAGTCGCGCTCTCCGCATCGCCCAGTGTGGCTGATGTCGTCTACTATGATTCAACTCGCACTACAAATAACCACATTGCTGATGCTCTTTGGTTAAGCGGGTCTTATTCACTCCGATTCAAGAGCGACGATCAAGCTAGCGCAGCTACATTCTTTTCAGCAGCTGGTGGTCAGGCATCTGGTATTACGGGTATCACATCCAACAGCGGCAGTGGTTCTTGGGTGCACACTGGAGGCTTCAGTGCTGCGACCCTGACTTCTACGGTGGCGACAGGGACATCTCCTATCTCTGCAACATCTACGACCCCAATAGCCAATATTGTGGTGGCTAAGCATCCCACAGTGCAGTATTGCGGTATCAGCAATGCTTGTACCGCAACTTCGCTAGGAGGAACGCAGATTGTCTACGGAACGACATCATTGGCGGCAGGCACTGTCGTCGTCAGCGGCATCAGCCCTGCGTTCATCGATACAGCTTACGTCTGCACGGTGAACTCGAAGACTGCGGCTTCAGCGACGATCTTCAATTTCTCTCCAACAAGCACGACTTCATTTACGATCAATGGAACTGCCGCGGCTACGGACACCATCGGTTATATTTGTATACGTTGATCCATTTTGTTTCAACCGTCTGTGACAGTAATGGTCAGGCCTTCGGGTGACGGATTTCTGCCAATAGAGAGGTTGGGCATGTCAGAAACAGTGGATATAGGAGAGATGTTTTACCGATTGGTTCAAGCTGAAATTACGGTAAAATATCACAACGACATGCTCCTCAAAGGCAACGGAAAACCGGGCCTAACTGTGAGGATGGAAAAAGTGGAAGACAGACAAGATGTACTCTGGAAATTCTTTTTTGCAATGGTCGCGCTCTGTGGGACCACGATGCTTTCAGTCATGGGTGCTATGGCGATGATTATTTATCAGGGGCTGAAGCACTAGACTGCAACCCCTGATGTTTAGTGACCTCCGGGAATGTTCGAGCCGGGACCATTATCATCGGCCTCAGACTGCTCGACAACATCGGCCGCAACTTCCTCAGTCTCTTCGACGGGATCAATCGGGTCAATTTCCTGTTCGCTCATAGGGTTCTCCTTTCGCTGGAATAGATACGTCTCTAGCGTACAGCAAGAGAAGTCCACAATAGATGACGAGTGTAAGAAGATTTGGCCACCGTAGCGCCGTCTGTATGGCTTGCATGAGGCCGATGTGATGAAAACCTAGTGCTAGTATGCCAGCGAGGTCGCAAACGTCGTCCAGGGCCATCAGGAGCCCAATTGAGCAGATGTACGGATTCCAGTGATGGATGGATGTCCACGCTGCGAGCGCAAAGAGGAAAATACACAGCACCGCGATCCTAAAATAGGCGACCCTATAAATCTCACCGTTCTGACCGAAGTGATCGCAAATCAATTGATTCAAGATCGCGGCAAAGAAGCTGAAGGCGACCGCGCCCAGCAACCATGGTAATGCACGATATATCTTCGTCCACAAGATTATTGCGATCAGGAGCACATGCACGAAAAAGGTTGTTTTGGCTAGAGTGTCCATTATTTACTCCTTTCAGACCATACATTTTTGGGAGCCACACATCCAAGACTGTCAAGAAGTTCTTCTTTGGCTATATTGTAAACATCAATTGCTTCTTGCTGAGATAGGAATGTTCCGAGATGTCTTGTCTTCTTATTAATGCAAATACCAGCCTGCCACATGTTGTCTCTAGAATGAAAACTGACTCCTCTCGATCCACTAGTATTATTTTTTTGCACACATCCTTTGTGGGAATTACCTTGCCTGCTAATGAGTTGAAGATTCGATCTTCGATTATCCAAGGTATTTCCATTGATATGATCGACCATCAATGGTGGGATATGGTTTAGAATGAAATGATGTAAGAATTCTTGTTTACTTCCAAATCTCCTTTTAGCATAAAATTTCCGGCTTGATTCGGCCCAATTAGCTAGCCATAGAAATTTTCCCAAATCATCCGCGATATCGGCATCTACTAAGCATACTTGTCCACGAGTAAGAACGATATATGCTATGGATGGACCTATTACGTGAATTGGGGGACGAGGTGCTCTATAATTCAAATTAGGCATCGGTGCTCTCCTTCTGAGCTTTATGTCAGTGCAGCCCTGGAAGGCCGCTGGTGACGATGCTTTTATTTTATCATTATCTGGAAGGAGGAATATGGATTTCATTGAACTTACAATCCAGAATTTGAAGAAATGGGAAGGGTGTACCAATTTTTTCTATCTTGATTCCAGAAAGATCAGCGGCATACCTTCGCCATTAGTGACCATCGGTCTGGGCTGCGCCATCGGGCTCACTGAGGCTCAGAGCCTACCATTTCAGTTCAATGGCGCTCCTGCCTCGATTACGCAGATTTCTATCGATTATACGAACATCAAAGAGGCTCCATTCGACTTTCCGGCCTCAACTTATGCAAAATATACCGAAGTCCGTCTGCCGCAAGGAGCAATCGACTTTCTTTGCGAATCCCGACTTGCCACTTTCGTTGCCGCGCTCAATGAGACATTTCCTCTATTCTCCTCGTGGCCCGAGACCTGCAAATCTGCTGCTTTGGACCTGATGTATGGTTTGGGTGTCACTGGATTCAAGCAGTACAAGCTATTTATCGCCGCTAGTCTTCAAAATCCACCAAACTTCCGAGAAATGGCGGCTCAGTGTGCGTCAAATGCAAATATCACTGCATATAATGAAAGGAATCAAGCTCGTAAACTCCTATTCCTACAGGCGGTGAATCTATGAACATAATCATGCAACATCCTGCTATCGCGGCTATTGCTGCCTATTGGGCTTTCAGTGCATTCGTAGGGGGGATGCTACCACCCAAAGAAACGTCCTCTGATGCTTATGCATGGCTATACAACAGCCTCCACATCCTCGCAGGTAATCTAAGCGCAGCGGTAGCGGCCAAATACCCTCAACTGCCATCTGGAAGCGTTCAGCAGGTCACCGGTACGACTACGACCACGATCAAAGTTCCTTAAACAGAGAAGCCGCACCCCTAGATGCGACTCTCTGCCTCTGGAATTTTCCGCTCTCCGATCACTAAAGCAGATTAGACACAGTGCAACCTCTAGCGATACAGATCGCTGTTGATGAGTTCCTGAAGTTCGAGAAATTCCTCAAATTCAGGATGACGGATGAGGATATCCAATGCTCGGGACACCTTTGCATGGGAATTTTGCGAGGCAGCAATCTGCTTGTAAAGCTGTTCGGTCAAAGTGCCTTGAAATGCAGGACCATATCCGATAGCTTGATTTGCTTTTGGGCTTGAAACCGTATCGCAGCACTTATCGGAATAATTCTTTGCCTGTGCCGCCGCCTGCGCTTTTTCGTATTCGTACATAAATCTCCTTTAGGCCGTTGTGGTTGGTGCTGCCTGAACGTTCAGCACGGCAACAATAGCATTCACCAGCTTAGTAATATAGGAAGTATCCGCTGTGATGCCTGCCTGGGCCAGCAAGGTCGTGACAGCCTGTTGGGATAGGGTAAGTACCTCTGCGAGCTTCTGAGCGCCTGTACCGGTCTGTACGCCGCTGGCTGCATACTTCTGTTCGACCATTAGGATGGCATTCTGGAGAAGCGTAGTGGCATCCACGGCTACTGTTACTTCGGGAGCCAAGGTTGGAAAGAGAAGGGCTACAAGTTTCTCTGCTGGAACGGCATACTTGACCACGAAAGCCAATCCCTTCATAAAATCCTTGCCTGCTGTTTCGAGAAAGCTAATGAAAGCATTTGCCATGTGAATCTCCTTTTGTGATGGAATTTCTGCTGTTAATTCGGGCCTAGATTTCGAGTGCCAGAACGCCGATGTGAATGGGTTAGCCATGCTGTTAGGGTAAGTCTACTCCTATACGATCCCAGAGTCTTCTACTGCTTTATCAAATGCCGATATTTCGATTGGATTGCAAGGTTCGGTCATTGCCGCCGCATCCGTCTGTCGGCAATCATGGAAGAAAATCAGTTCATACCAATTGCCGAGCTTACTTTTCATCCTGCAATCTTCATCCACCTGAGCAGAGCAATTCCAGAATTCGGTCGGATGTTGATAGCGACAACTAATTTCAATTGGTTTCATATTCCCTTTTCGTGGCACCGGCAGCTACAACGGAGTGACCAGCACTGCCCATGCCGCATCTTCGTGCAGGCCGCAGTCTTGAACGTACTATCGACCGCGAATTTAGCCATACTTGGAGGCTTGCCGATCTTTTGAAGTCCCTGCACGGTTAGATGGTTCGCTGATCCGTTTGCGGTGATAGTCCTATAGGTCATGCGGCTCTGTATCATTGTTTACCTTTCAATTGGAAATTACTGTCCAAGCATTCGGTACAAAATTATCGTCAATTACATCCGAGCAGGTGAGGCATCGAAATATGCAGCAGCTATCTGAGTCAATTGTTTCTGGATAGGCATAGCGATTGCCATTGTTCCACATTGTAGGGACATTGGAATTGAGCACCTTGACTACGGCTCGCCCACATTTGCAATGTCCGTTAATTCTCGTCTCACTCATTGTTATCACTATTCTCTTTCTGCGTCTCGAATGTTAGACTCCATCCTTCTTGCGCTGATTCAAGAGAGGCGATGCGTTCTCTCTGCGCTGCGATGGTTTCTTCATGCTTCGATAGCGCATACGATATTACTTCCGCACCGCCCTGCAGTTTGAAGTTGCAGGATTCCGCGAGAACTTCATTCAACGATTTCAGCCGTTCCACTTCCGCTGTTCGCTCGGCTAGTTGATTGAGGGCATAGTCAGCTACTATCCCTGAGTAAGTATGAAAACTGCCAAAGTTACAATCTTCTAAACGATCCAACCATCCACATTTAGGTTCGGTTTTACGTCGCTCAAATATGGCTTCAAGGACGAATTTCTTGCGTGTATCGTCGCTGCGTTGCGGCCTATTCAGCTCGCTCTCTTCCTCTGCTTTCGGTAGAATAGGGTTGCTATCGAAGATGTCCCTACCGAGGTTTTCAGGAAGATCGCGATACTTGTCTACCAAAACTCGGGCGACATCGGCAGGAACGAATCCTCGCACATAGAGATCAAGTAGACACATTGCCTCGTCCGTCCATCGCACATCGAATTCTGGAAGCGTCTCGTCCACTTTCGGCTGGGCGGTAACCACCAAAGTCATATGGTCCATTTCCTTCAAACGAACTTGGCCGAGCGTTCCATCATCCAAACATAAAAGCGTGATGCAGCTTTCTCCTTGATCGACGATTTTTACCGAAACAATACAATACTCCACGCCGTGCGGAGTCCGCCATACTTGGCCTAGGACATACTTTGAGACTTCAGCTCACGTATCCTGCTGTGATAAAGCTACATCGTTATTGACCGTTTTATTGAAACATTGTTCGCACAAGCGGAAAGCATCAATTGGACGATTAGCAATTTCGCCACACCCGACACATTTAGTCTCGCGCTCATTAGAATTGATAGATTCCTGTTGTGGCATTCTTCTCTCCTTGGTAGGTGTTAGGGTTGGCTAGGTGGCTGGTTCAATTTCAGGTTCCGCACTCCATCCGCGATGACCGCATCCATAGGCAGCTTCGGGCGTCTTGTGTTTCCATCCGCTTATCGAATGCGTTGACGGTTCCAACTCGTTACGACAGTTTTTGCAAAATGTTGCCATCATCTCTCCTCTATCCCTGCTGGGTTATCGATTTACGGATGAACCAAATTCTCAGGAGGTTTCGGCAAAGGCTGCGCGGCTGCTGACTTGCGCTCGGCTTCGGCGCATTCGATCAGATGTCGCGAATACTCTGCCTGGACACGCTGCTTGTCGTGCGTATGCCACTCAGCGTATGCCCCCTTTGCCCCGGCCTCATAGTACTGCAAGATTCCAAGCCATGCGCGTCGATCAGCGTCTGGTAGCGTCTGAGCCCACTTCTCCATTTGCTCGAATTTGTGCTCTCTTCGCTCCAGCCGAACTCTTCCAGCAATACTGTAGGCATTGTCGAGCCAAACCGATAGATCACTATCGGCTATTCCAAAATGGCTATACATATAGTCCATCACTAAGTATGCCCGAGGATCACATGATGGCTCTTTCGCTTTGCATTGATCCGCTCGGCAAATCGACGATGCTAACATCAAAAATATAAGTACAAGTTTCATGGAGCATCCTTTCATAACACCTGCTAGGTTATACAACCACTGCCGCACTCTACGTCGGATGTTGTCAGACTAAAAGATCAATATCTTTTGGCTAAAGCCTATTCAATATATTCAGCTTCCATCCAGCGCAAAGTGCAGCAGTGGGCATATATCCTCACTTGCAACTGGCAGTCACGCTTAGGGCATCCACCTGAGCAGAGCAATTCCAGAATTCGGTCGGATGTTGATAGCGACAACTAATTTCAATTGGTTTCATATTCCCTTTT